ACCTCCCCGCCGGCTCCCCTCCCCCCACCCCCGAGGACCCCTCAGCCGGCGGCCTGCTCTGCGGCGCCGCCCGCCAGCCCGGCCAGATACAGCAGGACATCGCCCGCGGCATCGAGAACCCCTGGCGCTGGTGCGGGAACCGCGCCGGCCACGGCACCGACCATCCCGGCGCCGGCCGCTGCAAGCACCACGCCGGGTCGACCCCCTCGGGCCGCACCTCCGCCCGTCTGCGATACGCCGCGCTGCAGGGCGCCGTCGTCGAGACGTTCGCCCGCATCATGGTCGACCCTGCCGCCAAGACCTCGGACCGGCTCCGCGCCGCCGAGAACCTCGCAGACCGCGGTGGTGCCCCTCGCCGCTCCGAAATCGACGTGGAGGCTGGCCGCGAGACCCTGGTGGAACGCCTGCTCGCCCTGCAGGCCTCGGACGAGGCGTCGTCATGAGCGAGGCCTACCGGGTCGACGCGATGCTCCGCGTCACCGGCGACCCGCACCGGCACGCGCTGGCCGTGATGTCGATGTCGGCCTGCGCCGGCTGGGCCCGCCCCGGCCCTATCACCGGCCAACGGGTCGCCGACGTGCTCGCATGGACCTCGGGCCGCCCGGACGAGTGGGCCCGCGACAACTACGGCAAGGACGGCAGATGCTCGACATCGACGGATGGGTCGCCGCCCTCGACGGCCGTGCCCTCGGCGACCTCATCGAAGGCCCCGACGGCATCAGCTACCGCGTCATCGCCGACGCCGCTGTCGGCCCCGAGCGCATGATGCGCCTCGAGCCCGTGAGGGGACCCGCATGAGGACCGTCACGCTGCCCGTACCGTCCCTGCCCCTGGTGGACGCCCTGGGGCCCGCCCTCAGCGTCGACGGGGCCGCCTACCGGGCCGTGGCGCCCCTGTCGATTCAGCAGGGGTCCTGGTCCACGGACCTCACGTTCGGGCCCGTGTCCGTCCGTGACGACAACGGCGACCTGGTCCGCTGGGAGGTCACCGTGTCATCCGTCGCCGCTGCCGTCGCCCTCGGCCTGCTGGTGCCCGAGTGAGCGAGCTGCCCGAGCTCGACGTCGGCCTGCAGCGCCCCCCGCTGGCCCACACCGGCATGCACGTCAAGGCCGGTTGCGTCACCAGCGGCTGCAGCCGTCCCTGCGCCCCAGGCCGGTCCTGGTGCCCGACCTGCCTCGCACGCCTCGGCGCCCGCTGACCGTGTGCCACCCGACCTGCCGCGACCCACGCCCTGCCGAGCCGGGCGTCGCCGCCAGGGTTGCTGCCCGCCTCGAGCGCGCCGGCATCGAACCGGCCGAGATGTCCCGCTGGCTCATCCGCGCCCTGTGCGTCCGCCGGTTCAGCGACCTCTGCCACAGCCACGCCTCGGCCGTCCTCGACGGCATGACGAAGGGCCTGGTCCTCGAGGAGCTCCGCGGCGAGATGCCGCCGATGCTCTGGAACGGCGGCCAACCCCGCCCACAACCGGCCAACGCTGCCCACAACCCGCCACCGCCGGCCACAGCTCCCGAACGCGCGGCACAGCCCGCCACCTCCGGCCACACCTCCCCACCTCCGGCCACCTCTGCGCAACCCTCGGCAACTTCCTGAGAACCCGCCAACAACCGCGAGATGCCGCCAACTACTGGCCCGCCCTCGCTGTCCTCGCCCCGCCTCGGGCATCGCCGCGGAACCTCTGGCAACCCCGGCCACAACCCGCCAACGTCGCCCACAACCGGCCATCGCTGGGCATCGCTCGGCAACTTCCCCACACCTCGCCAACTCCCGGCAACTCCCCGAGAACTGCGCGAGAACCGGCCAACAACGGCCAACTTCCCGGGCCGCCTCGAGCTCGGCGCGTCCTCCCGCGGCGCTGGCGCCCACACCTCGAGAACCCTCGAGAACCCCGGCCACAACCGGCCAACGCTCCCCACAGCTCGGCATCGCCCGCCTCGCCGGAAGAAAGGTGCAGAACCCCTTGACCGGCCGGGCCCGCCGATGGTACGGTGGTGCTACACCAACCGGAGGAGCTCACGATGACCCGCACCGACACCGCCCCCCTCAGCTTCGACGACCGGTTCCGCCTCGCCGTGGACCAGGTCGCAGCCACGTTCGAGGCCCGCAACGGGTTCCTGTCCGACGACGACGTGCTCGACGCCGCGGATGCGTTCACCACCGACACGATGGACGACGACGGGTTCTACTTCGGTGGCGACTACGCCCGGCTCCGCGACCGCCTGTTCGACTACCTCGGCTGACCGCCCCGCCCCTACCAGTCCCGGGAGGACCACGATGACCACCACAACCGCCACCGGCCAGCTCACGTTCCGCCGCGTCCGCCTCGAGCACCTCGAGGACTGGTCCCGCTACGACCTCATCCTCGACGGCGTCAAGGTCGGATGGGTCGACCGCCCCGAGGCCGGCGCCCCCTGGTCCGCTCACGCCCTCACCGGCGGCGACGCGTTCCGCGGCATGCTCGTCGCCCGTGGCGAGACGTTCCGCCGCGACGCCGCGTTCGAGGTCCTGCTCAGCGTCATGCGCCTCCCCGTCGACGGATGGGACGTCGCGACCGGCCACCACCAGGTCGACCGCCGCGAGTCCGCCCGCGCCGCCCTCGACGCCCAAGCGCACTGGGCCGGCCGCTGACCGCCGCCGCCCGTCCTGGCCCCGGCTCCGCGCCGGGGCCTACGCTTGCCTCCCCGACCGCGGAGACTGCCGTGCTGTCCGTGACCTACGCCCCCCTCGACGAGCTCGTGGCCCACGAGCGCAACCCCAAAGCCCACGACGTGGAGCTCATCGCGGGGTCGCTCGCCCGGTTCGGGTTCATCGACCCCGTCGTCATCGACGAGCGGACCGGGAAGCTCGCCGCCGGCCACGGCCGCCTCAAGGCCCTGCAGCACCTCCGCGACACAGAGCAACCTCCGCCAGATGGCATCGACACCGGCGACAACGGCGCCTGGCTCGTGCCTCGCGTCGTCGGCTGGTCCTCCGCGAACGACCTCGAGGCCGAGGCCGCCCTCATCGCCCTCAACCGCACCACCGAGGTCGGAGGCTGGGATGGCGAGGCCCTGCTGGCCCTGCTCGACGACCTGCAGAACGCCCCCGACGGCCTCGCAGGGGTCGGCTACGACCGTGGCGACATCGACGAGCTCCGGTCCGAGCTCGACGCCGCCCGGGCCGTGTCCCTCGAGGACGACGACCCGCCGCCGCTGCCCGAGGTCCCGACCGCCGCCCTCGGCGACGTGTGGGAGGTGGGCCCACACCGCGTCGTGTGCGGCGACGCGACCGACCCGCTGGCCCTGGGCGCCGCGGTGGGCGACGGGCCCGTAGACGCCGTCTGGACCGACCCGCCCTACGGCATCGACTACGTCGAGGAGGGCTCCCGCCACCGCAAGATTGCGAACGACGACCTCGGCATCGACGCCCTGGCCGCCCTGCTCCGCGACGCCCTCGAGCCGCTGCTCGCCGTGACCAAGCCCGGCGCCCCGTGGTACGTCGCCTCCCCGTCCGGGCCGGAGCTGCTCGCGTTCGCCCTGGTCCTCACCGAGCTGAAGGTGTGGCGCCAGACCATCGTCTGGGCCAAGGACCGGCTCGTGCTCGCCCGGTCCGACTACCACGGCCAGCACGAGTCCGTCCTGTTCGGCGCCACGCCCGGCGCTGACCCGCGCGTGGACCCCGACCCTGACGAGGTGGCCGCTTACGCCCCCGACCACGCCGAGCTGCTGTACGGATGGACGCCTGGTGGCGCTCACCCCTGGTGGGGAGGCCGCAAGCAGACGACCGTGTGGACCATCCCCCGTCCTGCCCGGTCCGACCTGCATCCGACGATGAAGCCGCTCGAGCTCATCGGCAGGTCCCTGCTGAACTCCACCCTGCCTGGCGAGCTCGTCGTCGACCCGTTCGCGGGTTCGGGCTCGACCCTGGTCGCTGCAGCCCGGGTCGGCCGGGTCGGCGCCGGCATCGAGCTCGACCCTGGCTACGTCGACGTCATCGTGGCCCGCCTCGAGGACGAGACTGGCGAGCCCGCGGTCCGGTCCCGGTTCCTCCCGCCGAAAGAATAGTGCAGGATTACTTGACCGCCGTCGCGCGCCCATGGTACGGTGCCCCTGTACCGGTTGAGAACTGCATAGGGACCTCAGCAGCCCCCAGGGCGCTCGGCACCGCGGACGGTGGCACCATCCGCGAGCGGTGGCCGGCGATGACCGGGGGGTCTGGGAACGCGTAAGACCTCGCAAGGTGGGAGGACGTTCGGGGCCGGCTAGCCACCGCCCTCGAGCCGACGACCACGGCGATACGGCTCCCGGCAACCAGCAGCCCCTCGGGGTGGGCAAGGACCGGGACACGGGCGAAGGCAGCGAGTTAGTAAGGGGTGCGCCGTCACCGATGAGGCCGGCCGCGCGACCAGCGACGAATCCCCTGAACCCAGATGCTCACCAGGACCGCCGGCCGCCGCGCCGAGTGTCCCGGAGGCTGCTGATGTCCCGGCTCCCGAGGCCGCTCGCCTCCCCTCCCCCGCTCAGGGGCTCAGGGCCTGGCCCCTGCACCTCGGGAGCTGCAGAACCGCCGGCACAACCGCCGACAACCCCGCCACAACCACCGGGAGGACCACCATGACCGCCATCGGCCTCTGGGTCGTCACCACGCTCGTGCTGTTCGGCACGCTGGGGCTGCCCGTCCTGTTCGCCATCGACCGCGCGCGATGACCGCCATCCGCATCGCAGGCACCGACCTCGCTGCCGAGCGTGTCCCCACCGCCACCGCCATCCTCGCTGAACGCATCCTCGACCCCTCGGGCCGCGTCCTGGGCGCCATCGAGTACGTCCGGCTCGAGAGCCACGGCGGCTCCTATTACGGCTGGCGCCCGGCCGGTTCGCGCTGGTCCCGGAGCGACCTCGCCGACAAGCGCTCCGCCGCGCTGTCGCTGCCCCGATGACCACGCTCGCCGCCCGCCGCCGCGCCTACATCGAAGAAAGAGTGCAGTCCCCCTTGACCGGTTCGGCCCTCGCATGGTAAGGTGTGACTACACCAACCGGAGGAGCCCACGATGACCACCGCCACCGCCACCGCCACCGCCGGCACCGCTGGCCGCGAGGTCACCGTCGCCCACGACGGCGCCACCATCGCCGCCAAGAACAAGAACGCCGCCTGGGCCGCCGTCGGCACCGGCAACCCCTACACCACCTCGGGCCTGGTCGTCCGCTTCAGCGCCAACGAGGCCGCCATCCGCAAGACCGCCACCGAGAACGGCCTCACCGTCGTCGCCATCCAAGACCCAGCCTGACCGTCCCGGGCCCCACGGGGCCCCTCCCCAACCGGAGGCCACCATGTCCGTCACCGTCACCACCACCGCCGGCAACGTCGACGGCGTCAACATGTCCAACCGCAACGCGCGGCCGGTCCTCGAGTCCCTGGGCATCGAGGGCGACGACCTCTGGTGCGGGTCGATGGACGCTCAGGAGTTCCTGGGCCGCGTCCTGATGGCGCTGGCCGTCGCCCCCACCGACGAGGGCCTGCCCGAGCACGAGTGGGAGGGCACCTCGGAGTTCGGGTTCGGCCGGTTCATCGACGCCGGCCGCGAGCCTGGCTACCTGCAGGCCCGCCTCGAGCGCCTGCACGAGGTCGCTGCGGCCGCGGTCGCCGACGGGCTGCAGGTCGTCTGGTCCTGAGCGAACCTGCCGGCCGTCCTGCTACGGTCCTGCCAGGTGTCCACGGGGAAGGGACACCGGCGACTGGCCCCGATGCTCCGGCGTCGGGGCCTCGTCGTGTCCGGGGAAAGAAAGAGTGCAGCGGCGCTTGACCGCCGTCGGCCTCGCATGGTACGGTTGCACTACACCAACCGAGAGGGACCGCAATGACCACCATCCAGACCCGACGCGAGCTCGACCGCCTCCCCAAGGGCGTCATCGCCATCCGTGGCGAGTCCCTGCAGGTCGGCGACCGCATCGTCAACAGCGGTGGCGCCCTGGCCCCGCTTACCAGCGTCCGGCGCGGCGCCGTCGGCATGGTCGTCCGCATCGAGGGCCTGCGCCGTGACCTCCGCGTCACCGAGGACCAGGTCTGCCACGTCATCCGCTGACCGCCAAGCCGCCCGGGAGGACCCGCCATGACCGCCATCGACACCGCCGCCGCCCTCATCGTCCGCTCGGACGCGCTCGTCGCCGCTGGCCGGTTCGACGAGGCCCGCGCCGCCCTGGTCGAGGCCGAGCTCGAGCTCGACGCCATCGTCCCCGAGCGCACCACCGACGCCCGTCGGGCCCTGTCGCGCCAGGCCATCGACCTCGCCGCGACCCTGCCGGCCCCGAAGCTGCGCAAGACCCTCCGCTGCTACTGCCCCGGCGACTGCGGCTGCCGGGCTCCCGAGTTCCTGCACCGCCCCGTCCACTGCGGCTGCCGGCAGCACTGACAGCCGCTCGCCCGGGGCTCACCGGCCCCGGCTCACACCAACCGGAGAAGCCATGAACACCGTCAAGATGACCACCACCGGCCTGGTCCACGCCGTCCGCGTCACCGCCGCCGGCACCAAGACCGCCTGCTCGGGCCGCGCCCTGCAGACCGGCCGGTTCGACCCCACCGACGAAGCGCCGACCTGCAAGGCCTGCTCGGAGCGGTTCGGCGACCGGTTCGTCGCTCCCGAGCCGGAGCCGGCCCCGGAGCCCGTCAGGGCGCCCCGTGTCGCCCCGCTCGCGCCCCTGCTGGCCGCTGGCGCCATCACCCCAGGGCAGGAGCTCGTGGCCCGCTACAAGGGCCTCCGCGCCACCGCCGTGGTCACCGAGGACGGCCTCGAGCTGCGCGGCCTCGAGTCCCCGCTCGACCCCATCTGGGCCGACCAGCTCACGCCCGAGGTCGTCGGGGCCTACCGGTCCCCGTCCGGCGCCGCCCAGGCCATCAAGGCCGCCGTCGGCGCCAAGAACACCGCCGCGAACGGCTGGACCTGGTGGAAGGACGAGCACGGCGCCACGCTGGCGAACCTCCGGTCCGCTCTGGCATGATGCAGCTCGGCCGGTCGTCCCCTTCCGGCCCCCCGCGAGGCCCCAGGTCCCCCCCCCGGCCTGGGGCCTCGCTCTGCCCGGGAAGATTCCCGAAGAAAGAGTGCAGAACCGGTTGACCGGCCCCGCGCCCGGATGGTATGGTGCTACTACACCAACCGGAACGGAGCGCACGATGACCAACCAGACCGCCACCGCCCCCACCGCCGGCCCCGGCGTCAACCTCCCCTCGCTGATGCTGATGGACGAGCCGGGCTCGCTGTTCGTGGAGCACATCACGGCCAACGCCGACGGCAGCCTGACCCACGACCTCGACGGCATCAACAAGTGGGTCGGCCGCAGCGAGAACGGACACTTCGCTCTGGTCCCGTCCTGGACCAAGGTCGGCGCCGAGGTTGGGTTCGTCACCATCCCGGCCGGCACCACCGTCCGCTGCTACGCCTCCGCCGACAACGCCATCGACGTCGAGACCGCGTTCGGCGTCATCACGTTCACCGACTGCCCGGTCGTCGTGGCACACGCCGCCATCGACCGCGACGCGCTGAAGGCCTGGTACGCCGGCTGACAGCCCACCACGGGGCCCGCCCTCCGCGGGCCCCCCAACCACCGGGAGGACCCCGCCATGACCGCCACCGACCTCACCGCCGCCCTCATCCTCGAGCACGCCACCAAGGTGGCCGCTCCCGACGAGCCGGATGCCGGCGTCCTCGCGTTCAGCGCGATGGCGATGTTCGCCGACCACGGCACGCCCGAGGAGCTCCGCGTCCTGGCCGACCACCTCGCGACCTGCCTGCCCGCGTCCGTCCTGCTCGAGGCCCTCGCCAGCCACGTCAGCGTCGAGGACGACCTGAGCCTGGCGACCTCGCGGCAGCTCGGACAGGCCCTGGGCCGGGCCATCAACGAGCTCCCCATCCGCTGAAAGAACGGTGCAGCGGCGCTTGACCGCCCGGCGCCCTGCATGGTAAGGTGTCACTACACCGCAACCACCGGAGCCCACCATGACTGACACCGCCACCGCCCTCGCCAACCTCGAGCGTCGCAAGCAGCTCGGCCACCTGGTCCGTGAGTGGGCCGAAGGGATGACCTGCGACCTGGGCCCCTGCTGCACCCGGTTCGCCGCGTTCGCCGTGGTCACCGACGCCGACGCCGGCCCCGACGACCTCGGGTCCGTCCCCATCGACGTCCTCTGCGACCGCCACCACGTCGAGGACCAGCCCGGGTTCCACGTCCGCCTCGCCCCCATCGACAACGACCTCGCCGCGCTCCGCGCCCGGCTCGGCATCTAGGAGCCGTCATGACCATCCCAGCCACCGTCGTCCTGTCCGCCCCCACCGCCGGCCGTGTCCGCGTCGAGGTGCGCCGCCTCGAGGGCGACCCGCTCGAGTTCACGCTCGCTGACGGCCGCAACCTCATCGCCCGGGTCGACCTGGCCCTCGAGCGCCGTCAGGTGTCCCGCACGTCTGGCTACGACGCGCGCCGGTTCGGGCCTGGCGCGATGGGCGCCTCCGCCCTGGTGCTGCAGTGAGCGCCCCGGAGCTCGACCCCCTCGAGGACCTCGCCCTCACCGTCGGCCTCGCCCAGGTCGGCAGGGGCGAGCGCCCCGACCCGAACATCGCCATGGTTTGCGTCCTGGCGCTGGCTCGTCTGGCTGGCCGCTACGACTGGCTCGAGTCCGCAAGAAAGAGTGCAGAATGACTTGACCGGGCCGGCGCCCGGATGGTACGGTTGCACTACACCAACCGAGAGGGACCCCGATGACCGCCACCACCGCCCGCACCATCACCTTCTCCACCAAGGACCCCCGCACCCGCGTCAACACCGGCGTCCGCGCCTTCCCCGCCGGCACCGAGGTCCACGTCACCGTCCGCCGCGGCAAGCTCGAGGCCCGGGTCCGCGGGACCCGCTTCACGCAGACCGTCGCCCCCTCGGCGCTCATCGTCCCCTGACCGCAGCCCCACCCGCCGGGCCGCCCCGGCCACACCAACCGGAGAGCCACCATGCAGACCCAGACCCTCCCCATCGTCCCGTCCGACGCCGTCGACGTGATGCGCCGTGACAGCGAGGGCGTCAAGCTGCTCGCCGCCGCGTCCGACCTCGGCTGGGCCCCTGGCTACTGGCCGAACGAGGTCCTGTTCCGCCCCGCGACCGGGCTCGTGGTCCTGGCCCGCGTCGAGGCGTCCTGGTCCGACGTCGTGACCTACGAGGGGCCGGGCGTCACCGTCGACGTCATGAACGACTGACCGAAGAAAGGTGCAGCGGCGCTTGACCGGCGCCGCGCACCTATGGTACGGTTGCACTACACCGAAACCCCGGGAGGGACCACGATGAACACCGCCACCGAGCTCGCCACCGCCACCGACCACGCCCTGTCCAGCCTCCGCCCCGACACCGCCCGCCGCATCGCTGCCGCGTTCGCCGCCGGCCGCGTCTCCCTCGACGTCTGGACCTCCCACGAGTACCGCGACGAGGACTGGGTCGCTGGCGGCCGGGTCCGGTTCGACAACATGACCCCCGACGAGTGCCTGCGGTTCGGCATCAAGAACGGCCGCTGGGTCCTGCGCTACCGCCGCAACACCTGGACCTGCTCGGGCCGCAACATCAGCATCGCCGAGCTCGAGCGCCTCGCCGCCCGGTGACCGACCGCCGGGGCTCCGGCCCCGGCCACACCAAAGAAAGGTGCAGCGGCGCTTGACCGGCGCCGCGCACCTATGGTACGGTTGCACTACACCGAAACCACCGGAGAGCCACCATGCAGACCCAGACCACCGCCACCACCGCCCCCGACGCGTTCGCGCTCCGCCAGGCCCTCGCCGCCGATTACGCCCACGCCCGGCTCACCGGTGGTTTCGTGTCCCTGCAGCGGGCCCGCAGCATGCGCAACCGCACCGTCCGCCTCGCCCGCCTCACCGGCCTCACCACCGACGAGGTCGTCGCCACCGCCCGCGCGGACGCCGAGCACATCGACGCCGCCTGACCGACCCACCGGGCCCGTGACCGCGGGCCCGCCACCACCACCCGGGAGGACCCCATGGCCACCACCGCCGCCCTCGCCCGCATCCACACCGCCCGCCTGTACCGCCAGGGAGCCCGTGTGCTCGTCGTCAAGGCCTCGGGCCCCGACGCCGGGACCGTGCTGCACGTCGCCGCCAACGTCGCTGACGCTCACGCCTGGCGCCAGGAATGGGGCATCGGCATGGTCGCCCCCGACGCCACGCTCGCCGACCTGCAGGAGGCCCGCTCATGACCCGCCCCACGCCCGCCCAGGAGGCCACCGCCGCTGCCGTCGGTGGGGTCCCCGCCCCTCGGGGCCTCGAGGCCGACCTGCTCGCGCACGGCCGCCTCCGCGACCTCATCGACGAGCTCGACCCCGACCCGGACTGCCTCGCCGACCTCGAGGACACCGACCTGCTCGTGGACCGGTTCGTCCTGGTCCAGCGCTACCGGCTCCCCGACCGCGCCTGGCTCACCTTCCACGCCTCGCGTGAGGCCGCCGCCGAGTACCACCTGTCCGACGAGGACCCGTACTGGTGGCCGGAGCGGCTCGTGAACCTCGAGTCCGGCACGACGTGGCGCCCGGTCCTGTCGCTCATGTTCGTCCAAGAATAGGTGCAGCGGCGCTTGACCGCCCGGCCTCGCGCATGGTATGGTGCCCCTACACCAACCGGAACGGAGCCCCCGATGACCACCGTCACCGCCCAGCGCAAGGCCCGCGACGAGAAGCTCGAGGCCATCGCCGCCGAGTACCTGCACCTCGAGACCCTGGCCGACCGCAACATGGACGACCTGGACTTCCACGAGCACGCCGTCTGGAACGTCCGCGCCGCCCTCGAGGCTGCCTACCAGGCCGGCCGCGCCACGCTCATCCCTTGAACGCCTCGGGGCCCGCGCCGGGCCCCACTACCGGGAGGACCCCCCATGGACCGCATCATCAAGGCCAGCCGCCTCATCGGCTCGCAGACCGTCATCCTGTCCGTCTGGGAGCCGTCGACCTACACCGGGCCGCACGCCACGGTCGGCACGCTCGGCCTCGGCCGCGGATGCTACGGCCGGCTCGACAGCCGCCGCTCCGCCGAGGTTGACGCGATGGTCCCGGGCTCCCCCGAGCGCCGGGCCGCCGCGAAGGCCCACAGCGTCCGCCTCGCCGAGGAGTCCGTCGCCCTCATCCACGCGACGCTGGGCCGGGTCGGCAAGGTCGTCGCCCCGTGGAACGGCGAGGTCCACACCACCGCCGACGAGCTCGACGCGTTCGGGTGGGCTTCGCTGCTCGACGCCCCCGTCGAGGTGCCGGCATGAGCCGGGTCGCCGCCTGGGCCGCGAAGGCGGCCTGCCGGCACATGGTCCGCGCGGACTACGACCCCTGGTTCGCGCACCCCATCGCCGAGCAGGACCTCGCCAACGAAGCGAAGGCCGTCTGCGCCGTCTGCCCCGTCCTGGCCGAATGCACCGAGGACGCCCTGGCCGACCCTCGGGCCGGTGGTATCCGTGGAGGCCTCACCGAAGATGACCGGCGCCGCCTCCGCGGCGACCGCCGCCGAAGGAGGACCGCATGAGCCCCGCCCGCCCCCCTCGCCCCGAGCCCGGCCCTGTCCGCATCCGCCTCCGCGTCGACGACCGCACGTCAGGGCACACCAGCCTGTCCGTGTTCATCGGCCGGACCCCTGGCGCCCTCGGACGCTCGGGCGAGCTCGTGGTCCGCAACGACGAGCTCGAGGAGCTCATCGCCGACGGCCACCTCGCCATGGACGCCGGGCCTGGCATCTACCTGGTCCCGGCCGGGCTGCTCGAGGACGGGCCCGTGGTCCGCGCCCTGCGCGCCGAGCTCGAGGCACGGTCGTGACCGGCCGGTGGGAGCTCCGCCTCGAGGACGGCCGGGTCGTGTCCTGGCAGGGCGCCTCGGGCGAGGAAGCTGCCCGCAGGTACGTCGACGCGCACCGCGACGCCGTGGTCGTGGCCGTCCGCCGGCCCCCGGTCGCCCTGGTGGTCGGATTCCAGTCCGAAGATTAGTGCAGAACCGCTTGACTGCTCGCCCGCCCGGATGGTACGGTTGCACTACACCGAAACCCCGGGAGGGACCCCATGGACACCGTCACCAGCACCAGCACCGTCGGCCAGGTCTGCGCGATGCAGACCGTCGTCCCCGGCTGGATGAGCGCCATGCGCGACACGTTCGGCCCCGACCAGCCCGTCGTCGTGGACCGCAAGGTCACCCCGTTCGGGACGTTCGTGGTCGGCATGACCCCGGTCACCGACGAGGCCCCCGACGCCTGGTTGGACGACATGGGCGAGTGACCGCCGCCGCTCCCTCGGGCCCCCGCTCCGCGCGGGGGCCCGTCGCGTAGGCTCCCCGCATGGACACCACCAGCCTGCGCGAGCTCGTCGCTGGCCTGTCGCGCTCGCAGGTCGAGGACCTCGTCGAGTCCCTCACCGCCGACGAGGTGCGCGCCCTCGAGGAGATGCTCCCCCGGGCGGACGGCACCCGCCGCGACATCGCCGCCGAGGGGCCGGCCGAGTTCGCGCAGGCCCTTGACCCTGGCTACCGGCGTCGCCCCCACGTCGCCGTGCTGTCCGACGCCGTGAGCCGCACCGTCGAGGAGGCGATGGACGGCTCGGGCCCTGGCCGGCTCATCGTGAACATGCCTCCGCGTGTCGGCAAGAGCTGGACCTCGTCGCTCTGGACCCCTGCCTGGTTCCTCGAGCGCTACCCCGACCGGAACGTCATCCTGGCCTCGCACGAGGCGAACTACGCCGTGTCCTGGGGCCGCAAGGTCCGTGACCTGCTCCGCCGGCACGAGCCCGAGCTGCAGGTCCGCCTCGCCCGCGACGTGGCCGCTGCCGGCGAGTGGGAGACGACCCTCGGGGGCGGGATGCTGTCCCGCGGCATCGGGGGTTCCATCACGGGCCGCGGTGGGCACCTGTTCGTCATCGACGACCCGCTCAAGGACTTCGCCGCCGCTCACAGCATGAAGGTTCGGGCCGCTCACTGGAACTGGTGGCTGTCCACCGCCCAGACCCGCCTCGAGCCCGGCGCCGCCGTCATCGTCGTGATGACCCGGTGGCACGAGGACGACCTGTCGGGCCGGCTCACGTCCTCGGAGCACGAGGGCGACCCCGGCGACTGGACCGTGCTCCGCATCCCCGCCCTGGGCGAGGGCCCCGACCCCGTCGACGCGAAACGGGTCGAACCTGACGCGCTGGGCCGCCCCGAGGGCGCTCCCCTGCTGCTCGCCTCATCGACCGAGGACGAGGACGGCGCCGGGGTCCGGTGGGAGCGCATCCGCAAGGCCGTCGGGCCCTACGTCTGGAACGGCATGTTCCAGCAGCGCCCCTCGGAGCCCGAGGGCACCATCCTGAAGCGCGCCTGGTGGCAGTACTACCACCGGTCCGGCGAGCACCTGGTCCGCCCCGACGGCTCCCGCGTCGAGGTGGGCTCGCTGCGCATCGTCCAATCGTGGGACATGGCGTTCAAGGACAAGCGGTCGTCCGACTACGTCGTCGGCCAGGTCTGGGGTGTCCTCGGCATCGGGGACCGGTTCCTGCTCGAGCAGGTCCGCGAGCGGATGGACTTCGCGGCGACGAAACGCGCGATGCGGCAGCTCCGCAACCGGTGGCCGGCGACCGAGGTCACATGGGTCGAGGATGCCGCCAACGGTCCCGCCATCCTCAGCGAGCTCCGCCGCGAGCTGTCCGGGCTCGTGCCTGTCACCCCGAAGGGTTCGAAGGAGGCCCGCGCCTGGGCCGTCCAGGGCGACCTCGAGGCCGGGTCCGTCTGGCTGCCCTCGCCCGAGGACGCCGAGTGGGTTCGCGAGTTCGTGCAGGAATGCGCCGAGTTCCCGAACGGCGCCAACGATGACCAGGTCGACGCGTTCACGCAGGCCCAGGACCGCCTCCGCCGTTCGCAGGCCCAGGTGGGGCTGCCCACCGGGTCCCGGTCCGGTTCTGGCCCTGCCACGCTGCCGACGACGAAGCGCAGCATCCGCCGCGCATGAGGCGCCGCCGCCGGGGCTGGCCGCTGCCGTTCGTCGACCGTCTGCTCTGCGCGCAGGAGGACCTGTTCGGCGTGGTCCTCGCTCGGGAAGGGCAGCTCGAGCCCGGCGACGTGCTCGCGGTCGCTGACCGGTGGACGACCGAGGCCAGGAGCCGGGAGGGGTTCGCGCCGGATGGCGACTGGTCCGTGCTCGTGTCCGCCCTCGACGATTGGGCCAACGAATAGTGCAGCGGCGCTTGACCGCGCGCCGGTCGGCATGGTAAGGTGTGACTACACCAACCGAGAGGGACCACGATGGCCGCCACCACCACCACCCGCGAGAAGCTCTACAACCTGCTGGGGTCCGAGGTCCGCTTGAGCCCCGCGACGGCCGGCCTGGGCCTCGCGTTCGGGACCTACCGCGAGCCCTGGTTCCAGGGTCGGCTGCAGAACGTCGACGCGACGTTCGCAACCCTCGAGCTGGCCGACGGCTCGCAGCAGAAGGTGTTCGTCAACGACATCTTCGACGTCGACCGGGCTCCCCGCTGAGCCACGAATAGTGCAGCCCCCCTTGACCGGTGGGGCTGTTCTATGGTACGGTTGCACTACACCAACCGGAACGGAGCTCGAGATGGCCATCAGCATCAACACCGCCACCGCCCAGGTCGTCGCCGCGATGCACATCGATGCCGGCGACGTGGTCCGCCTCCCGGGCCGCCCCGGCAACGAGCTCGGCACCGTCAAGGTCGAGTCCGTCCTCGACGGCCACCGCGTCGGCCGGATGACGTTCATGGGCGTCAACCACCTCGGCGAGACCGTCCGCTGGTCGATGGCCTCCGCCGCCAGCATCTACCGCGCGTGAGCGCCGAGGAGCCCGCCGTGCCCCCCTTCCCCGCCGAGTCCGTCGCCACCGCCGACCCCACGTTCCGGGTGTCCGAGCCCGTGGTCGTGGCCGACCGCAACGGTCGCCAGCTCCGCATGCAGACCTGCTACGACCTCGTCGAGGGCCGCTGGGAGCCGTTCGAGTCCATCCGCCCCCTGTGACCTGCGAACCCCTCCGGCCGGCTGCTACGGTCGCAGGGTTCGTGGGAGGACGCGAGTCCGCGGTTGACCCTCGCCTGGTGCGGGGGTCGACGCGTGTCCGGGGCCGATGCGTAGACTGCCCCGCATGGAACCGTCGCTGCTGGACATCGCGCTCATGGTCGGGCTGGCCGCCCGGCTGACCCGTCTGGTGGTCGTGGACGACGCCGGCTGGCTCGTGCGCCGCCCCGTCGCCGCCCTCGCCGTGGCCGTCGGAGGCCCCGAGCGTGGCGGCCGGTTCGCGGAGGGGCTGCTCGGCTGCCCCTTCTGCATCGGCTGGTGGATTGCCGTGGGGGTCGTCGGGTCGTGGGCGCTCGTGCCCACCGCCTGGTGGCAGCTCGCCGCTGCGCCGTTCGCCCTGAACTACCTGGCCGGCCACCTCGCCCGCCTGCTCGACCTCGGAGACGACGATGGCTGACACGCACCTGCCCGCCCGCCCCCCTCGAGCTGCGCCGCAGTCCGTGACCCCGCTGGCGTCGATGGTGGCCTCGGCGAAGCGCATCAGCTCCCGCGAGATGAAGCGCACCTGGGCGTCCCGATGGCAGGACGAGGCCTGGGCGATGCACGACGAGGTGGGCGAGCTCCGGTTCGTGGCGAACAGCCTCGCGGCCGCAGCGTCCCGCGCTCGCCTGTTCGGCGCGATGGTCATGCCTGGCGATGCCGAGCCGTCGCCCATCGACCCCGACGACGAGGACGACCGTCCCGACGCGGACGCGCTCGAGGCCTCGCGCATCGTGTCGGCGCTCGGCCGCAACGCCCTGGGGCGGTCGGAGCTCATCCGGCGGGCGTTCCTGAACCTGTTCATGCCTGGAGACTGCTACCTGGTCGGTCTGCCGCCCGGGGTCCTGCACGACGAGGGCCCCTCGGAGCTGCCGCCCGAGCTGGCGCTGCCCGTCACCGGTGGGCCCTCCCTCGAGGACCTCACCTGGCAGGTCATGTCGGTGTCCGAGGTGCAGCTCCGCCAGGACCGCGTCGTCCTCAACGTGGGCGATGGCTCCCCCATCGAGCTCCCCGAGGACGAGTGCCTGGTCATCCGCGTGTGGCGCTCGCATCCTCGCCAATGGTGGCAGGCCGATTCGCCTGTCCGGTCCAACCTGCCGGTCCTGCGCGAGCTCGTCGGCCTCACCAAGCACGTCAGCGCGACCATCGATTCGCGTCTGGCCGGCGCCGGGCTGCTCGTGCTCCCGCAGTCCGTCGAGGTCGCTGGCGCCCCCCTCGACCCGGAGACCGCCGCCGAGCAGCCCGTGTCCGATTTCGTGGACGCCCTGCTCGAGGCCATGGTGCAGCCCCTCGAGAACCGCGATTCGGCTGCGGCCATCGTCCCGCTGACCATCAAGGTCCCCGACGAGGTCGTCGACAAGGTCCAGCACATCCGGTTCGACACCCCGTTCGACGAGTCCGCGAAGGACCTCCGCGACGAGGCCATCCGCCGGCTGGCGCTGGGGCTCGACGCCCCTGCCGAGGTGCTGCTCGGCCTCGGAGGGACGAACCACTGGTCGGCCTGGCAAATCGACGAGGCCACCACCAAGACCCACATCGAGCCGGGGCTCGCGCTGCTCTGCGATGCGCTGACCACGCAGTACCTCTGGCCGGCGCTGAAGGAGGCCGGGGTCGACAACCCCGAGCGGTTCGTCGTCTGGTTCGACACGGTGGAGCTCACCATGCGCCCCAACCGGTCGGGGGAGGCCCTGTCGCTGCACGAGCGTGGCGCCCTGTCCGACGACGCGCTGCGCCGCGAGACCGGGTTCGGCGAGGAGGACGCCCCCGACCAGGCCAACAGCGCCGCCGTGGAAGCCGTCCTCACCATCGCCCGGAACGCCCCGCAGGTCGTGGCCGAGAACCCCGCCATCGTGTCGGTCCTGCTCGGCGTGTTCGAGCAGCTGCTGTCCGGCACGCTCGACCCTGCCGAGGTCGAGGTCCCCGCCGCCCCCGCTGACCCGTCCGGCAACGGGCTGCCCGACACCCGCGGGGTCGTCCCAGAAGGAGCGCCCGGTGCCTGAGCCGTCCTGCCCCTGCTGCGGCGGACCGAACGTCGACGCCCACCTGCCCCTCGTCGCCGCCTGCGACGTGCTCGTGATGCGCGCCCTCGAGCGTGTCGGCAACCACATCCTGCGCGTGGAGCGTTCCCGGTTCGGTCGCCTCAACGGCCGTCCCCGCCATGAGGCTCACCTGCTCTGGCAGGCCGACCCGATGGTCATCGAGAAAGGCCTCGACGGCGCCTGGGATGCGCTCCCGCTCGTCTGCGAAGAGCATGGCTGCTGCAACGTCCAGGCCGACGAGGTCGCCAAGGTCCTCGACCGCTACGTCCGTGACCTGGTCGCCACCATGGTGGGCCACAGCGTCCGCGACCTCCGCTACCGCCTCACCGCCTACCTGAACGTCCCTGCCTGACTGGAGCCGTCGTGGTCGCCATGCCCGTGCTGCACGTCGACCCTCGGCTCATCGATGCCGTCGTCGAGTTCACCGGCGAGGTCCAGCTCGTGGCCGCCGACCTCGCCGATGCCGGCGCTCCCCAGGCTGAGCGGCTCTGCGCGGCGCTTGACCGACTGAACGGCGCCACCGCCCCAGGGCGGGCCGTCAACGGCGACTGGCCGCCGGAGGACCGGCCGTGACCCTCATCCAGCCAGACAACGTCGAGGAGCTCCGCCTCCGCCGCGAGCGCATGCTGCTCGAGGCCGAGGAGCGCATGGAGGCCGCCGTCGGCGCCGCCATCCGTGGCCTGCTGCGCCGCATCGTCGCCGCGTGGGACGATTCGGTCCGCACCGCCTCCCTCGCTGCCGCCGCCGGCAACCCGTTCGACGATTCGCCCTACCGGTGGATGGGCCGCCTCGGCGAGATTCGCGGCTGGTGGGAAGCCGAGCTCGACGACCACGTCACCTCCGCGGTGGGTTCGCTCTGGCGCGCCGGCTACATGGAAACCCGCGACGGGGTCCTGCTGGATTCGTCGATGCAGGCCTCGGGCGAGTACCTGGCCCGGGTGTCCGACCGGCTGTCCCGCACCGCGACCCCGACCATCCCTGACCAGGCCATGGACATCGCCCGGGTGGGGCTCGCTGACGAGATGGCCCGGGGGTCGTCCATCGACACCATCGGCCGCCGCATCGCGCAGGATTTCTCGTGGGACCAGGACGCCTCGCTGTCCCGCGACCGGCTGTCGGAGGTCACCGAACGGCTCGACGGCATCCTCGACGGCTACGGGCCGGTCGGCTCGAAGGAGCGCGAGGATGTCCGCATGGGCCGGGTGCTGGACCCGGACGTGGCCCGCCTGCAGGACGAGCGGTCGTCCCTGGTGGTCGACATCGACCGGGTCGAGTCCACCTGGGAGGTCCGGGCCGAACGCATCGCCCGGACCGAGACGACCGGCGCCTACAACGCCGGGTCGCTGCAGGGCGCCCGCGACGAGGGCGATTCGGCCAACTACAAGGTCTGGATTGCGACCGCCGACGACCGCACCCGCGATTCGCACCTCGAGGCCCACGGGTCCTGCGCCTCCCTGCGCAAGGGGTTCGAGGTCGGTGGCGCCACCGTCGACTTCCCTGGCGACCCCTCGGGCCCGCCCGAGGAGACCATCAACTGCCGCTGCACCCTGGTGTACGCCGAGTCATGCGATGAGGCCCAGGAGCTCTACGGCCGGATGGACGACCTCATCGACGAGGAGCGCGAACGCCGCGACGAGTCCCCTCCCGAGGCTCCCGTTCCCGACCCGGTCGCCCCGCCCGACGAGGACGAGGTGGAGGACACCGGCGCGGGCCGCTACGAGCTCCGCGAGGACGGCCTCGAGCACTACGATGGCCTGGACCTGTCCGGCGACCCCGAGTACCGCCTCATGGACGGCTGGGAGGACGACGTCGAGATGCAGGACCTCTGGAGGGCCGTCGACGACCCGACCCGCGCCTCGGATGGGAACCTGAACCTCAACCTGCCCGCGGACCGGCAGGATGCCGCCCGCGGCGCCGTCCAGAAGTACCAGGGCGGCGACTACGACAAGATGAACCGCGCGCTCCGGTTCGAGCCCGACCGGCTGGATTCCCGCCTCGTCCCGCCCGTCGAGTCCGCCGACGTCAACACGGTCCGCAAGGCCGTGCGCTACCTCGACGAGGCCGTCGAGGCCGCGCCGCGCGTGTCGGAGCCGCTCACCACCTACCGCGGCATCGGCGAGAACTACGCCCGCCAGGTGGCCTCCGCCCCGGTGGGTTCGGTCCTCAGCGACAAGGGGTTCCTGTCGACCTCGCTGTCCCGCCAGAAGGCATTCGACAGCTTCGGCTACAACGGCCGGGTGATGCAGATTGAGATGCCCCCGGGGACGCCCGCCATCTACATGAATGCTCAGCGGAACACCATCTTCCCTGGGGAGCTCGAGCTCATGGCTGCCCGTGGTGCCCAGATGGAGGTCGTGTCACAGACCGCCGAGACCACCGTCGTCCGCATCATCGGGTTCGCCCGCGACGTCGTCGAAGACGCCATCGGCTAGGGGCTTCCTGGTCCCGTCTGGCATGACGACCTCGAGCTCGCCTGGTTCATACGCGAACTTGCTCATCGTGGTCCTCCTATCTGGGCTTCCACCGTACCACGCCGGGTGCAGCCGGGCTGTACGGGCCTGGTCCCTGGGGCTGGGACCGGCCTGCCGCTACCCTTCCGGGGACGCTGCTGGCTCATGGGCCGGGCGTTCAGGGCCGGCTGGAGGAATCCGCCATGACCGCATCGACCCGTCCCCGCGTGAAGGTCGTCGTCCCCGACCGGTTCCGGTCCCAGACCGCGGCCGTCGAGGATGACGCCCCCGAGGCCCCTGCCGAGGACGAGATGGCCGCCCCGTCGCCGTACCTCGGGTGGGAGGGGACGCTGGTCCTCGAGGGGGTCCCGACCGGCGACGGCCGGCTGATGGAGAAGGGCTCGCTGCGGTGGGAGAACCTCCCGCTGCCGCTGCGGTGGGTCGAGAAGGACGAGGGCGAGCACAAGAACGCCGTCACCGTCGGCCGCATCCTCGAGGTCTGGCGCGACGGCCAGAGCATCATGGGCCGTGGCGACCTCGACCTCCGCATCCCCGAAGCCGTGACCCTGGCCGGGCTCATGGAGGACACCGACGGCTCGGGGCCGACCGTGTCCGGCGTGTCCGTCGACCTCGACGACGTCGACATCGAGGTCCGGGTCGCCGAGGACGTCATCGCCCGCGAGGAGGCGATGTTCGCGGACGAGGTCGAGGGCGAGGTCCCCGAGCGCGAGGTCGACGCCGAGGGCCGCGTCAAGGTGTTCGAGTTCCGCTCGGATGACGAGCTCATGGTCACCGTCGACGCTCGCATCCGCGCCGCCACCGTGGTCGCCATCCCCGCGTTCATCGACGCCCGCCTCGCCCTCACCGGCCCCACCGACGAGGCCGAGGGCGAGCCGCTCGTCGCCTCCGCTGGCCGTCGTCGCCCTCCGGCGGCCTGGTTCGAGAACCCGCGGTTCGGAGCGAACCCGCGCAACGACCCGCGCCTGGTCGAGGACGAGCACCTCGGCGTCGTGGCCTGCCCCCTCACCGTCACCGACGACGGCCAGGTGTTCGGCCACATCGCCGCGTGGCGCTCGTGCCACACCGCGTTCGCCAACGAGTGCGTGTCCCCGCCGCAGTCCGCGACCAGCTACCGCTACTTCCACGTCGGCGCCCTGCAGGTCGACGATGGTCGCGAGCTCCCCGTCGGCCGCCTGACCGTGGACACGCTGCACGCCGGTCGTCGCCTGTCCGCGGTGGACACCCTGGCCCACTACGAGCACACCGGCCTCGCCGTGGCCGACGTGGTCGCTGGCGAGGACCAGCACGGAATCTGGGTGGCCGGGTCGCTCCGGTCGGGCGTGTCCGACGAACAGGTCGCCCGCCTCAAGGCCTCCCCGCCGTCCGGGGACTGGCGCCGCATCGGCGGGAACCTCGAGCTCGTGGCCGTCCTCGCAGTCAACACGCCGGGTTTCCCGGTGCCGCGTGCCCTGGTCGCCTCTGGCGAGGTCCGCACCCTGCAGCTCCCGGGCGTGTCCCGCCGCGAGTCACCCCTCGCGGAGCTCACCGACGACGAGCTGTCCGTCCTCAAGCGGATGGCCGTCCGTGAAGCTGCCGCCTCGCAGGAGCGCCGCGACGCTGCCGAGGGCGCCCGTCGCCGTATGCTCGTGGCGTCCGCTGCGTCCCGAATCCGAGGAGCGTCCTGATGGGCTGCGGTTGCGCCAAGAAGAAGAAGCTCGCCTCGCAGGCCTCGAGCTACGAGCTGTCGATGCCGGATGGCGAAACGTCGTCGCATCCGACCCGCCTCGAGGCTGAGGTCACCAACGCCAAGAACGGCGGGGGAGGCAAGGTCCGCCCAGCCTGACCTGCCCCCGCGCCCGGCCCCGACGTCCTCCGCCGTCGGGGCCGTGGCATGCCCGCCCAAAGAAAGAGTGCAGAGCGACTTGACCCGCGCCCGCCTCGGATGGTATGGTGTCACTACACCAACCGGAGAGGCACCGAGATGACCACCGAGCTCCGCACCATCCTCATCGACACCTCCGAGCGCTACGAGTTCATCCTCGCCGTAGCTGGCGCCCTGGTCCGGGTCGTCATCACCGCCGAGGACGCCCTGTTCGGCTACCACGCCGTCGTCGTCACCGGCGACGAGTTCCCGCCGGCCGAGGCCTACCTGCTGAACAGCTCGCTGTTCCCGCTCCCCGAGGCCTACCGCGGCGACGCGAACATGGTCGCCCGCCACCGGTTCATCTGGAAGCTGGCGTCGGACCTGGAGCGCCGCATCGGCGAGACCGACGCCGAGCTCCTGGCCCGCTGGCCCGAGCCGGTCGAGGTCCCCTCGTCGAAGTTCACCTACGTCGGTGGCGAGCTCGAGCCGGTCGAGTACGACGAGGCCCTGCTCGACGCTCAGGCCGCCGCCGAGGTGGAGCTGGACCGCCTCGCCGAGGTCGCGTTCGCCGAGGACCTCGAGCGTCGCGCCGCCGCCGGCACCTGGTGGGGCTCCGCCCCCGATGGCGACGACCTCCCCTGGTGAGGACAGACCACGCACCCCCGAGCTGCTGACCTCGAGTCCGGCTCGGGGGTCTGCTACGTCCGCGGTTCCCTCCGCGCGCGTTCGGCGGTGCTACCCTGCCCGCCAGCACCGCTGGCTGATGGGCCGGGTGTCATGGTCCTCGCAGGAGGCACACCGTGCTCACCCATCTTCGCCCCGCCCGCCTCGTGCGGCTCGCGACCGCCTACGCCAAGGCGACCGATGAGCCCGAGGACATCACGTTCGAGCTCCCCGAGGACCTCGGGACGCTGTCGGACGACCAGCTCGTGGAGCTCCGCGAGTCCGCCACCTCCGCGTTCGACGCGCTGTACGAGTCCGACGATGACCCGTCCGCAGACGACGTGGCCACGATGCAGGCCCTGGCCGACGCTGCCGACGCCATCCGTGGCGAGGAGCAGCGCCGCAACGACGAGCGCGCCGCGAACCGCGAGGCCGCCGAGGCCCTGGCGACCCGCATCCGCCCGTCCGACGACGCCGACGACGATGAGGGCGACGACGCCGAAGCCGTCGACGCTGTCGAGACCGCGGCCGTCGAGGATGACGCTCCCGCCGACGAGGGCGCCCCGCTCGAGTCCGTCGCCGCCGCCGGGTCCCGCATCACCGTGTCCGGCGTCCGCCGCCGGCAGAGCACCCGCCAGCGCCGGTCGCCCGGCAACGTCGGGTCGCCAAAGGTGGTCGCCTCCGCCGACCTCGGCTCGGGCCTGTCCGCCGGCCAGGAGGTCGACGTCAACGCGGTGGCCGACGCGCTGCTCAAGCGCACGCAGGGCATGACCGACAGCAGCTACCGCGCCGCGTTCAACAGCGGCCGGCGCCAGCGGTCGTCCATCGGCCTGCTGTCCGTCATCAAGAACTTCCCCGACGACCTGGTGGCCTCGGCCGACAACGGCCAGGAGGTCATGGCCCGCGCCGCGGACCAGAGCCGGCTGCCGGGTGGGTCCCTGCTCGCCTCCGGCGGCTGGTGCGCCCCGTCGGAGACTGTCTACGACCTGTTCGAGCTCGAGACCGCCGAAGGCCTCGTGTCCGTCCCGGAGTTCCAGGTCATCCGCGGTGGCATCCGCTGGACGCCCGGCCCGGACTTCAGCACCCTGTTCTCGAACACCGGGTTCACGTTCACCGAGGACGACGACGCCGAGGGCAACTACGCCCTGGATGGTGAGGGCGAGCCCGCCGAGGGCGACAAGCCGACGTTCAAGGTCGACTGCCCGGCGTTCCAGGAGGAGCGGCTGCAGGTCACCGGCCTCGCCATCACGGCTGGCATCCTGCAGAACCGCGCCTACCCCGAGGTGACCGCGCGGACCATCCGCGGGGCCCTGGTGGGTCACCAGCACCGCCTCGCAGGTCAGACCATCGCCGCCATCGCTGGCGACAGCGACGCGGTGGCGATGCCGGCCGGCCAGGTCGGGGCTCTGGCTCCGGTCCTGACCGCCATCGAGCTGCAGGCCACCCACTACCGCTACGTCCACCGCATGGCGGACAACGCGGTCCTCGAGGCCATCTTCCCGCGGTGGGTCCGCGGCGTCATCCGCGCCGACCTCTCCCGCCGGCTGGGCGTCGACCTGCTCACCGTGTCCAACCAGCAGATTGCTGGCTGGTTCCGGGAGCGCGGCGTCAACGCGCAGTTCGTCTACAACTACCAGGACATCACCGGCGACGCGTCCGCGTTCACCGCGTGGGGCTCGGAGGTCAAGTTCCTGCTGTACGCAGCCGGGACCTGGACCCGCGGGTCGTCCGACATCATCTCCCTCGACGCCATCTTCGACAGCGCCCTGCTGTTCAAGAACGACTTCACGGCGCTGTTCACCGAGGAGGGCTGGCTGGTCGCCAAGCGTGGCCACGACAGCCGCGAGGTCACCGTGCCCATCTGCGCCGACGGCAAGACCGCTGGCGGCGTCCTCATCGAATGCGACGGCACCCTGACCGCCGAGGGCGGGGAGGCCTGAGCCGCTGAGCTCGACGGAGGGGCCCGGCCGTGATGGTCGGGCCCTTCCCGTGTGGAGGGCCCGTGACGACGCTCATCAACGTGTCCGGTGGCATCGATTCGGCTCTGGTGCTGCACCAGGCCGTCCAGTCCGGCCGCAAGGTCCTCGCGCACCACATCGTCCTCGAGACCCGCGCTGGCCGGCACGTCAAGGAGGCCGAGGCCGTGCCGCGCATCCTCGAGTGGGTCGGTGGCGACGTGGAGTACGTCGAGTCCCGGTTCGGGTGGGGCGACCTCGAGCGGGTTCGTGACGTCCACGTCTGGGCGCTGTTCACCGGCGCCATCCTGTTCCGCCGCCCCGAGGTGGACGAGGTCGGGGTGTGCTCGCACCTGGACAGCTTCACCCGCTACGACGAGCACTGGCGCGAGCGCTGCGCCACGGTCCTCGAGGGGTTCGTGCAGCTCACCGCCGGCCGGCAGCCGCGATGGTGGCACCCGCTCGCCCGGATGACGAAAGCGGATATCGTCGCGGCCTGCCCGCCCGAGCTGTTCGAGCTCGCCTGGTGGTGCCGGACCCCGGTCGGAGGAAACCGATGCCACAGGTGCCTGACCTGCCGGCAGGTGTCGAGGGCCCTGCAGAAGCGGTCGTGACGCCTCGGCCGTCGGAGCGTGTCCTGGTCAACCTGTCCGGCGGGGTCGATTCGGTGCATGCCGCGTGGCGGCTGCTCGCGGAGGGCCGCAAGGTCCTGCTGCACCACTGCATCATCCACAACCGGGAGGGCCGCGCCGAGGTAGAGCGCCGGGCTGTCCGCGGCGTGGTCGACTGGCTGAACCGGCGTGGGCTGACCCGGTTCGAGCTGCTCGAGTCCGGCTACAACCAGGGCAACCTCGGGGCCCTGCCCTACGACGTGGAGCTCGTNGGGTTCCTGACCGGGGTCATCCTCCGCGACCGGCGCCGCCAGGACATCGGAACCGTCGTCGTGTCCTGCAACGCCAGCGACGTGTCCGTCACNAACCCGACGACCCCTCGGGTGGTCCGTCGCAAGCAGCTCGCGGAGCTCATGGCCGGCCGTGAGCTGTCCTGGTGGATGCCGTTCGCGCACCTCACCAAGGCGCAGATGGTCGAGGAGCTCCCGCACGACCTGCTCGCCGTGTGCTGGTGGTGCCGCCGGTCCGGCCCCCAGCAGTGCGGGGCCTGCCGTCCGTGTCGTGAGGTGCGCGCGTCGAACACGGGTCGGCCGCTACCCTTCGCCAAGAGCCAGGAGGCCGTATGAGCGCCGTCGACAACGCCCACACTGCACCGCCCGTATACGTTGCGCCGCCTCCGCGGATGGCGCCTGGCTACGGCCTGTTCAGCGTCGCAACCCGCATCGACGCGCCGGAGCTCCGGTTCCAGAACGGCATCGAGTGGGAGGGCATGGCCTGCTCCCCCATCAGTTCGGTGTCGGGGGTCTGCTTCGACCCTGCCGACCTCGAGGTCGATGGTGAGGGCGAGGGCGGCGTTCCGGGCTGGCCCATCCAGGCCAACGAGGGCGTGGTCACCACGCTCGGGCTGCCGTTCGCGGTGTACGGCAGCTACAAGTGCTCGGGGGTGTCCCGGCCCCTCGCCGAGGCCGACCTGCGCGCCCGCCAGCACCTCGCCATCTGGGAAGAGACCGAGGTGGAGCGCACCATCGCCGCTGGCGACCGGGACGCCGCCCCGTCATTCCAGGGCGCCGTGGACCTCACCCCTGCCGGTGGAGCGTCCGTCCTCGACGGGTTCGGGCTGCTCGAGAGCTACCTCGCCATCAACTACGCGTCCGTCGGGGTCATCCACATGCCTCGGCGCCTCGGGGCCTACGCCAGCGACCGTGGGCTGCTCGAGCGGCGTGGTCAGCGCCTCGAGACCCTGCTCGGCAACTACGTCGCCGCCGGAGGTGGGTACGACCTCGCCACCGTCGGCCCCGATGGGGACGCGGTCCCGGCCGGTTCCGCCTGGCTGTACGCCACCAGCATCCCCACGGTCCGTCGCGGCGAGGTGTTCGTCCATCCCGACGAGGAGTTCCGGCCGCAGTACACCAACAACGACCTCGAAATCTTCGCCTGGCGCGTCTACGTGGTCACCTGGGAATGCGTCACCGCGGCCGTGCTCGTCGACCTCGACCTGCCCGAGCCCATCGTCTAGGAGCCCTCATGCTGTGCAACGACGGAACCTCCGCTGTCCGCCGCTCCGCCCCGGAGCCGGAGCCCGTCCCGGTCGTGGAGGAGCCCCTCGCCTCGACGGCCCCGGCCATCCCGGTCGTGGACGAGCTCGACGACGACCTCGAGGCCGACGAGGACGAGGTCCTGCTGGACGACGACGAGCTGCTCGACGCTGACGAGCTGTAAGCCCTCCGCGGGGGTCGGCTGCTACCCTGCCGGCTGTCGCCGCTGGCTGATGGGCCGGGTGCAAGCCTTCCAGGAGGCGCCCCGTGGCCACCAAGTGTTTCACCGTCGTCCGAGGCAAGCGGCTCCGCGTGACGCGGCTCGACGACTGCGGCAACCCTCCCGCGTCTGAGGCTGAGTGCGCGCTCGTCGTCACCAAGGGCTTCATCACCGTGGGCCTGTCCTCGGACACCGAGGACGGGACCGACATCACGCAGATGAACGCCGATGGCGACCTCTGCGTCGTCGACCGGTCCCGCGACCAGTTCAAGCGCTGGAACGTCGAGGCCGAGTTCTGCGATGTCGACCCGAACCTGCTGTCGCTGATGTCGAACGTGTCCGTCGAGACCGACTGGAACGACGACGTGGTCGGGGTTCGCGGCTACCAGGGCGCCCCCGAGGGAGCGTTCGCGCTCGAGCTCTGGACCGGCGTCCCTGGCACCGACTGCGTCCCGGGCGAGCCCGCGCAGTTCGGCTACCTGCTGCTCCCGTTCGTCATCCCCGGCGTCCTCGGCGACATCACCATCGAGAACGGCGCCGCCACATTCACCGTGGGCGGGTTCACCCGCGGGTCTGGCGGCTGGGGTGTCGGACCGTACGACGTCGTCCCGACCGACGCGCTCAACACGGCTGGGCCGCTCGGCACGGCGATGGCCTCGGACGAGCATCACCTGATGCGGCTGACGACCATCGCTCCCCCGGACATCGAGTGCGGCTGCCAGGCCATGCCGGTGTACGGCGGCGAGGGCGAAGGCTAGGTCTGACGGTTGACGCTCTGCGGCCGGGAGTGGGGTTCGCGCACGGCCCCCGCTCCCGGCCGCCACCACCACAGGAACTTCGGATGGCAGTAACCGTGGTCGGGCTCTGGGAGCTCGGCTACTGCGCGCCGCTGAACGAACGGGACCTCTGGCTGTTTCCCTTGAGGGACTACCAGGTGGACCGATGGGTGATGTCGCCCGTGAGCGGCATCGACGAGCCGGAGCTCGAGGAGGTAGCGGACCTCGCGGACCTCGAGGCCTCGGGGGTTCGCGTGTTCGTCGACGAGCGCGCACCTGTCGAGCTGTCGGAGTTCGAGCACCCAGAGGATGCCGTCTACATCTTCGGTCGCGCCAACTACAGTCCCTTCCGCGCAATGCTGCGCCCCGGCGACCTGTCCGTCCGCATCGACACGCCCATGGCTGGCGGGCTGCTCTGGCCTCACCAGGTCGCGGTAATGGTGCTGCGTGACAGGGAGACCAAATCATGGCGGTGACCGTCGTCGAGGAGCGCACCACCATCAACACGGCCAACGCGACGGCGGGCTGGACCGGTTCGGCCACGGTGTCGCTGTTCACCGAGGAGCCGGACCCGGTGGAGGGCACCGGCTGCCTCGGCATGGTCGTGTCCAACGCGACGCAGGACGCCTACGTCACCGTGTCGGCGCTGAACCTGTCCGCCAGCCCGGAGCTCATCTACTTCTGGATATTCCACCGGGCCGTGCTCGACACCACAGCGAACGGCGGCATCGGCATCCAGCTCGGCGACGGCACGAACCGGGTCGTGTTCCACCTGGCCGGCTCGGACGTGGACGGGTTCCGGCACGCCGAAGGGCCGGTCGGCTGGCAGTGCCTCGTCCTCGACCCGACGAACCTCCCGTCTACTTTCACCGTCCGCGCAGGCACCCGCGCCGGGCTGAACCTGGCAGCTATCACCCAAATCGGGGTCGGGTTCAAGACGCTGGCGAAGGCTGTCGGTGGCGCCACGAACTGTTTCTGGGACATCTCCCGTCGGGCCGCTCCTGGGCAGGGCATCCGGGTGGCAGGTGGCACGTCCGGCGACCCTGGCACATGGGCGCAGCTCGCGGCCGAGGACCGGAACGTCGGCGCGGACCGGGCGCACGGCATCGTCCGCAGGCTGGGAGCGGGCGTGTTCGGTGTGCAGGGTCATCTCACGTTCGGTGACCCGACCTCGGACACCTACTTCGAGGACGTCAACGCCACGGTGGTGTTCGAGGACCGCAACCTGTCCCCGGACCGTGGCTGGTTCGGCGTGAAGATGGCTGGCGGCTCCGGCTTCAACCGGTTCCGCCTCGGCACGAAGGTCGGCTCGGAAGGGTCCGTGGACGGCTGCACGGTTGCCGTCCCTCCCGGCGTGGGTGGGGCGTTCGACGCGACCGACGGCAGCTTCGATGAGGTCCTGCTCTACGCCTCCCGCCTGGCCGGGTTCGTCGACGGGGTGGCGCTGTCCGCCGAGACGAACGGGCTCGACCATGAGGCATTCGGCTGCACGGTCGACGGTTGCGGCCGGCTGCTGTCCGGTGTGGTGCCGCTGAGGGCCACGACCGTCAACTCCACGATTGAGCCGAACAGCGTGGGCGCCTACCTATGGGATGACGACAGCGACGTGGCCCGCTGCGCCTTCACGAACAACGGTCGCGGCATCGTGTTCGAGGCCGTGCCGGCCGGTGGCACGGCGACGTTCACCGAGTTGGCCTACTCCGGCAACGGCTTCGACGTTCGCAACGACTCCGGCGGTGAGGTCACCATCAGCCTGGTCGGCTCGCCCTCGCCAACGGTCGAGAACGCCGGGGCCTCCACCACCATCGTCGAGGTGTCCGCGGTTCACCGTCTGGTCAACGTCGAAGAGTTCTCCCGCGTCACCTACGTCGTGTCCGGCACCGAGACCGAGCTGTTCGAGGTGCCAAGCGTCGGCGCCCTGGGCGTCGTCGAGTATGCATACACGACGCCGGTCACGGTCGATATTCTCATCGTGTCCGCAGAGTTCAGTGTGCTCGAGCTCATCGGCATCGAGCTCGCTGGCGTCGACGCCACGATTCCCATCAGCCAATCCAGAGACCGCTGGTACGTCAGCTAGGAGCGCATCATGGCGAAGATTGTCGGGCCTGACGGCCTCGCTCGCGGAACCGAAATCGTGTTCGACACCAGCCTTCGAACCATCCAGCTCGTCGCGGCTGGCAACCTCGACGACAGCTCTCCGGCGACGACCTCCGGCGTGACGCTGCAGGCCGTCTATTCGAAGTGCAAGGAGCTCTGGCTCGAAGAGTCGGACCTCAACACGCTGCGGTTCCCGTTCGACGCCATCACTGAAGCCAAGATGGACCTCATCAACGGCTGGACCTGGGCCGACGCCACGTCCATCGAGCTGCTCCGCGACGGTGGCTGGGCGGTCCGTGACTCCGCCGGTGTTGCGCAGGAAGAGTGGATGACCATCATCTCCCTGGGGACGATGGACGACCCCGCCTCGGACCGCGCCTACTACCAGCAGGTCGTCGGGTTCGACCAGTCCACCAACACGATGGTCTACACCGGGCCCATCAACGAGCCCGTCCAAATCTACGAGGACGGGGCGTTCAATTACAGGAATTTCTTCAAAATCTTCCTGCGCGAGCAGGGCAAGACCTACGCGCAATCGAATCTGCTGTTGGACCAGAACCTGCCGGCGCTTGACTACGCCGTGTTCCGGCTGCCGCTGTCGAACCAGGTCGACATCAAGGTCGAGACGTCCGATGGCGACATCGATTCGCTCGCCCCGTACACCGGCATGGAGATTGACTTCCTGCGCGGACAGGGGTTCACGACCTGGGCGGCGTCCACCGCGTTCGTCGCGGACGACGTGGTCCAGGACCCCGCGGATGGCCGCTGGTACCGCTGCACGACTGGGCACACCTCGGGCGCAGCCCGGGCCGACGATGCAGGCAACTGGGAGTCCTATTCCGGCGAAGAGCAAATCGGTGACGACTGGTACGCGTTCAACCGGGTCGTCGACGGCAATGGCGGCAACCTCGAGCAAATCTACGAGTTCGTGCAGCGCCAGCTCCGGCGCTCGACGGACATCAACGATGATGTCGCGCTCGACGGCTACGGCGTCGTCAACGGCAATGTTGCGGTCCCGTTCGCTGGCTTCATCGGGGACACGCTGCGGTCGAACCCCGGCGTCGTCATCCGCAACTTCGACCCGTCCGATGCGGTTCGTATCGAGCTGTCCGACATCACGGTCGACGGCGGTGGCCTCAACGCAGAGGACGTCCCGCTGTCCTCCACCGTTAGGACCTTCCCGTTCATCGCCGCCGGGAACCTGGTATTCAACTCCGTGCTCGTGGACGACGCCGATTCGGAGTACCGCATGTACTTCGATTCGACGCCCTCCGGCGATTTCGACACCGTCGACGCCGTCACGGTCAACGACGCCGATGGAGCGCCCATCGCGGGTTCCATCACCACCTCGACCGTGCCGTTCACCTTCGACTACGACAACAACGTCCAGGGCGGCCGGACGCTCGGCACGAACGCGAGCGTTACGGTGGTCGCCATCGGCCTGGAGACCGCGCAGTACGTGCTCGGTTCGTTCACCATCACCAGGGCCGTCGGGCTGAACTTCCCGGTCAACGCCGTCCTCGAGCGCAACTACGTGGCCGGCGCATGACGGCCGCCGACATCCTCGAGCTCCCTCGCTCCCGCGTCAGGTATGCCTGCTACCGCGCTCGGACCCATGCTGAGAACGGCCCTCCGGCGGAGGCCGAACACCTGCCCGTCATCGGCTACTTCGAGAGCCACGAATGGTTCCTGGGGTGGTCGGAGTTCGGCCGCACCTGGGATGTCGGCGACGAGGGCGACCACGCCCGTATCGTCCGCCGGAAGATGACCGAGGAACAGGAGTGGAACGCGCTGCTGGCGGGCCTCGTCGTGGACCTCTCCCCATCGGATGTGCCCGATGCCTGAGCTCGTGGAGTTCCAGGTTCCGGCTCGGCTCATCGTCATCGAGCCGGCCGTCGAGACCGTCGACGTGCTCGGCGACCTGTACTCCGCCGCGAAGCGTCAGTGGCTCAACGACGAGGTCCTCAACCGGTTCGCGTTTCCGTTCCGCATCTTCGGCGGTGACCCCCTCGGCGGTGACCTGACGGCTGGTGCCTACGTGTTCCTGCAGAACCAGAACGGCTGGCGCATCCGCCCCGCCGAGGCCGATGGCGAGCTCACCGTGGTCGGCAACCTGTACGCAGAGGACGCCGAGCTCCCCGTGTTCACCCCGACGCTCGGGGGGTTCACGGTTCCCGTGTTCCTGGAGCGCTCGTCGCTGACTCAGTCCGTAACGGTCGACGGGTCGGCTCCGGCCGACTCCGTCTGGTCGCTGGAGGAGAAGGACGACGTCGTCAGCGGCGTCGAGTTCCTGCGCAAGATTGACAGCGGCCGCTGGCGCATCGTCGATGACCAGCTCATCTTTTACGATGCTGACGGCATCACCCCGCTGCAGACGTTCGACCTGTTCGGCGCGGATGGCCAGCCCACCTCGACGGCGCCGTTCGAGCGGGTTCCTGCGCCATGATTATCACCGGCGGGCTCGGCTCGCCGCTGCTCGTGACCCGCGGCTACGGCGCTGC